CTTTTGAGGGAGCCGTGAGGAGTCTGCAAGCATGGCGGTGAATCCGCCAAGGCTTGCCCTCATGGTTTTCTCGAAGTCGTGCCAGTTCGCAAGGACAGCGCCCGGCGCGTCGTCGGGAGTGGGTCCGAGGCGGACGCGGAATTTCGTCGTTGAGACTGGCTCTTTGCAGTCTCTGAACGTCGACGTTTTCCGTATACCGGAGAGAATTCCGTCTGCTTTGCGCTGGTTTTCGCTGGGGGCGGCGAGGATAAGGTGTTGCCTTAGGGCATTTAAATCCTTTCCTTGCGCCCCTGCGCGGCCAGTCAAAGCGACGGCGATAGCTTTCCGGTGTGTCCTCCTCGACTTTTTCCAGCCGAACTCGTCGCCTTTTGGGTGCGGCAGCCCCCAGCCACCGAAGGTAGGAGAGACGAATGGAGGGGCACCCGTTTGGAAGATCTTCCGCACTGTCGTACTGTGGTAAGCCAAGGCTTGTTGCAGGACATGACGGCGGAATTTCGACCCTTCGGGGAGCTCCTTCACTGCGTCGCGGAGGGATGGACCTAGCTGGTAGACGGCTGGGTCTTCGTTCTTTTTCCCTCCTTCCAGACCTTCGATGGTTAGGTGGCGTGCGCGCAACAGTGCGCTCAATCTGACTTTTCCAACTTTCTCGAGGGTGAAGCGGCGGGAGCCGGGGTTGCTCCTGTGCCAGGCATCTGAGTGAGTCAGGTGCGAGCGTATCCTCCAAATCTCCTCCGTGAAGACCAGACCTGCGTTCGGGGTTGCAGGAACTACGGCGTTCTTCTCTTGGTTCACGTGAAGTCCGGAGATCGATAGGTTGAAATAGTACCTAGATCGTTCGGTTCGCGTGAATGCTCCAAAGAGATCATCGCCGCAGGTCCTGTACCTCGTCTGCAATGTGTGGTTGAATCGGTGGAGGTGACGGGGGTTCGTTCGCCTTGTCTCGCCAGAGTACTCGGCGCAGAAGCAGTTGATCAGAGAGAGGATTGGCCAGGTGAGTGGCATGCCCATAAGGATGCCCCTGGACGTGACGACGGGCCCCTCTGGGGTCTGGATCGACATTTGACCGATGGTTTGGTGCCCGAGCTTGCGCCATGTTTGGTCCACGCGAGCGCCATCGCAGATACCGTCCCAACATGCTGAGGCCATTTCGATCGGGATCCAGTCGGAAGCGGAGGAGAGGTCGGAGCTTACAAGCTCCTTCCTCTTCCACCACTTTTCCGGCTTGGTTCCGATCTTAGTGGCCAATGATAGCAGTGGGTCGGCGCCTGTGAGGGTGTCTTTGCATGGGCCGAACTGTGCAAGTCCTTGGACTAGCCATCGATTAATTGCCGTTCCGGTGACCTGGAGGGACCAAGGTCCTTTCGTCACGTAACGTCGTTTCCAACCTCTCTCTGTTATCCCGGTGACGGCCTGGGGGGGTGCTGGTGGGAGCTTAGAGGCTTCAGTAAGGGCGGTGGTGATGTAGCCGCGGCGGGTTAGGTTGTAATGGGTCTTGTACGCTTCGCATTGCTCTTCAAACGTGCAGCCTTCTAGGAAAGCGTCCCTCTTTGGAGGGTCGTTGAATAGAAGTCTACTGCGCGGATTTTTGAGCCATGCCTTGCGTACCATTGCGTCCACCCCGCCATCCTTTCTGGTTGCCTCGAAGCAAGCACTAGTATTGGGGGGGCCAGCGTAGGTGGCGAAGTCCGGCTTCTTCTTGAGGTATTTCCCGGCGAACCGTCGGGAATATTCCTTGAACGCCGCTAGGTACGTGGTCTGGTAGACTAGGAACCCTGATTCAGTTACAGGGCCGACTGTCTGCGATTTAATCGAGGACGGTAAGTTACCGAACGACCACGGCTTAGTTAGGCGCGATAGGATATTCCTGACGAGTTCGTCAGGGTCTTCAGGAGGAGGCACGGGAAGGGATCGAGCAAGACCCGCGACAATCTCCAGGCGATCGGGACGACCGAGGATATAGGTTAGATGCCCCCGGAGGTAACTCCGGAGGTGTCTCCTATTCTTTTGGTTGTCCCTTTCACCAAGGACGAGACGTCGTGCGTCGTTGGCGATACCCTTCAGTAACTTCGCAACTGCGTCGGCCCCCTCGGCTAGTGCGACGTCCACCATTGTGTGGATTAGTCGCACTAAGCCGCCCCAGGCCTTCCTGTTGCTTCCATTCGAGAGAGTAAGTCCGTTTTTGAGCTCCGGAATCGCGATGATCAAGGCAGCTCGTAATACCTTGTACATCGTGCACACACATTTCAGCCTGTCGTGGAGGACCTCTTCCTTCTG